TCAAAGGCTGGTTATGGCGGTTTGGAGGAGGTAAGGAAAATGACGGCCCGCGAAGTCATTCAAGCTCTCAACTACGAGATGTTTTTGAATGATTTCGAAAGATCGTATGTGGAGTTAAACAAGGATGGAAATAGCTGAGTTATTTGTAAGGTTGGGTGTGAAGGGGGCCAGTGAAACCAAAACGGCCCTCACGAGCACGAAAAATACGTTGGGTGAAGTTTCCACCAGTGCCCTCGCGGCTAAAGCTGCGATCGTCGCCACTATTTATGCCGTCGAAAGGCTCATGTCCACATCGGCCAACGCTGGCAACGGTCTTCAACAATTTTCGGACTTAACGGGCCTATCTGCTGAACAACTTCAAAGGTATCAATTCGCAGCTCGCCAGGCGGGTGCGACGAATGAAAATCTCACCTCCTCCATCAAAGGTGTACAATCAGCCATCACCAATATGCTTTTAGGAAAAGGCCAGCCTGAAGCCCTTTAAATGGTGGCCCGAACGGTGGGAGGACTCGACCTCGATAAAATTCGTGATCCGTTCTACATGATGCAAAAGATCCAAGAGTTTGTTCAAAAAGCGCCGGCAGATTTGAGTCGCGCTATTTTACCGTCATTTGGTTTGACTGAAGACGTTATTGCGGGAATGCACCAAAACTCTTTCAGAGAGGGAATTCTAAAGCGTGCTCCAGTCCGCTCTCCAGGAATGATCAAATCTTTGCAAGCGGCGCACGTTGCGTTTGGAAACTTTGAAGATTTGGTCACCAGGATTTTTGACAGCCTCACGGCAAAGCATGGAGCAAGCCTCGCCAATGATTTTTCTAAACTTGCCGTGTCGGTTGGAAAAATAATTGATCAGCTGGTGGTCTTGGCCGAAAAGGTTCACCTCTTTAAAGGAATTGAAAAAACATTTGATGGTCTGGTCTCAGTTCTTAAGGACATGAGCCTCCTCGTGGACACAATCAACCATGGCATTGATGTCTTGACCGGCAACGACAAAGGCCAAAACGCAGGCAAAAGATATTTTGGTCAGGGAACTTGGTGGATGAATGGCGTTGAAAAGTTCGAAGATCTTATTCTGACCGGCCTGGATGCTGACCATAATTTGGCAGCCAGAAATAAAATGCTTGGAATGGTTAGGCCAGTTTCCCAAAACCCAAGCAAGCACACCGAAATCAACGTCAATCAAAATATTGTCCATCATGGCGACACCAAGGACACAAGAGGTGTCATGGATACGCATAAGGCTGGAGCGAGCCGGGCATTTTATCAGAACTCAAGCCGCGCAGGGGGCATCTGATGGATCTCTCTAGCCTGTCAAACATAACAAATGCGGCCACAGCACTTTCCAATCTGATTTTGGTCAGCCCGCAAAAGACCATCGGGTATCAGCCGCAAAGTCCTCCGAGTAAGAACGGACAGCAGCAACAACAGCCTCCATCGATTCTTTTTCATTATGAAGGCGAGCAGACGGCGCTCTTGGAGAGTGATATTACGGATCATTTTGTTGAAGACAATACCGCTATTCAAGATCAAATCGCATTGAAGCCAGAAATCATTACGACTCATGGGTTTATCGGTGAGCTGAACAATGTGACACCTCGGTCGCTCGAGCTGGTAAAAGAATTGGCCGACAAACTCACTGTCATTGATGCCTACACGCCAACTTTGAGTGAAACAGCCCTGCTTGCCTACAACGAAGCCTTCTTTCTTTATCAAAATGCGATCAACGTAAAAAATGCGGCCGTCGCGGCTTGGTCTTCCATCAATGGTGATGGCGGAGAAGCGGTCATTGGCGCTTCTGGCATTGTCAGCGCTCCTCAAAATCAAACCAAACAGCAAATCGCGTTTCAGCAATTTTACGGTTACTGGAGAAATCGCACCCTTTTTACTGTGCAAACACCATGGGCCGTTTTTCAAAACGTTGCGATCAAGACTTTAAGAGCAATTCAGGACGCGGAAACGCGAATGATTACTGATTTTGAAGTGGCATTTAAAATGATCAGATTTTCGACCACTCAAACCACGCCGCCGCCTGTATTCGCAGGAAGGGGTGCGGCCCAAGCCGGCGGAGTGACCGATCAAGGAACACAAACCCCGCCGGAATCATCAGTTGATTTCGGCGCATCAATACAGGCGATAGCGTGATGTTGGTAATTCAACAGGTTTCAGATGATCCAAAGCAAAGGCAAAATCTGGTTCTGCCAGATGGATCCACCATTCAGCTGTCAATTGAGTGGAAGCCAATGCAATTTGGATGGTTCATTACTGAGCTATCTTATGGTGATTTTGTTTTGCGGGGACTTCGCATTTGCGTAAGTCCGAATATGCTCCACCAATTTAGAAACCAGATTCCATTTGGGCTCGCTTGTTTTTCGACAAACAATCGTGAACCAAGCCAGCAGCAAGATTTTTCAAGTGGCGCGGCCACTCTTTATATTCTCACTTCCGATGAGGTGAGCGAGTTTACGGAGGTTTTATCCAATGGATAAATTTATCCGCAATTACGCGCTCGCCGTCACGTTGTCCGAGGGCGATCTCATTATAATTAAGCCGCCGTTTACGGTTGAATTCGAAATCGTGCGAAATGATTTTAGTTCGGCCAATTACTCATCGATTCGCATTTACAACCTCGGTGAAAAGACGAGAAGCCAAATCCGTGTAGATAGCTGGGATATTGCGAGCTTTAAGAAAGTCCTTTTCCAAGCTGGTTATTTGAATCCGAGCAACTTAAGTCCCGTGATTGCCCAAACAAAGAGTAATCTGCCAGTGATTTTTTCAGGAATCATTCAGCGAGCGTGGTCAGTACGTGAAGGCGTCAATTTCATTACTCAGATGGAAAACTACGACGGCGGCGAAGCGTTTCAGCTGGCAAGGACAAATACTCAATTCACCTCAAAAACACCAAACGATACCGTCATTAACAATTTAGTCGATTCGCTGAAGTCAAATGGTGTCACGAAGGGGGCCGTTGGTAACAATTTTGGCGGCACCACTTCAAGAGGAAAATCCTACACCGGAAATACATGCGACCTTTTGTCGGACCTAACGAACGGTGGATTTTTCATTGATAACCAAAAGGCCTATTGCCTAACCGATGATGAGGCATTGGATGTTGGCGATTTGTTGGTGATTAATAGTCAGACCGGCCTTCTTGGAACTCCCGTGCGCGAACAAAGCCGAGTTCATTTGGATATGATTTTTGAGCCAAGAATTCAAATCGGCCAGCAAGTGAAAGTCGAAAGTCAGACCGAAAAGAACAATTTCAACGGCTTTTATCGAGTTGTGGCTGTCCACCATAAGGGAATGATTTCTGAGGCCGTTTGCGGTGATGCCATTACAACGCTGACACTTCTACCTGGGACTTTCAGTCTCATAAAGCCAGAGGTTGCGTGATGGCAATTTCAAATATCCAAATGAACAAAATGCCAGCGGATCCGGAGCTTCAAGATGTTCTAAATCTTTGGAAGAAAAATATTTTTGCAAATCTCAATTGCCACGCAGTTGCGACCGTTCAAAGTTTTGATTCTTCAAAGCAGCTCATCACCGCGACCGTTAACTATAAGAAAACCTATTTTGAGAAAAATCAAAAAGGTGTCTACGTTGCGAACTTAGTCGATTATCCAATTCTCATCGATATGCCAGCGGTGGTCCTCGGTGGCGGTGGCGGCAATTTGACTTTTCCGATTTTGCAAGGTGACGAATGCCTCGTTTTGTTCAATGACCGCGATCTTGATAATTGGTTTGGCGGGTCAAACACTCTTGGGGTTGCAACGCCTAGAATGCACTCTTTTTCCGATGGCATTGCCCTTGTTGGGCTTCATTCGTCAATTCGCTCCATTCAAAGTTATGACATGGCCAGAGCGGTTCTGTCTTTTGGAGCGTCGAAAATTGGGGTTGGCGCAAAGGTTCTCATTTCAAACGGCAACACTTTAAACACTCTTCTTCAAAATCTGGTAACGGCCGTCAAACAAATCCAAATCGATGTTGCCGGCATTGGTCCAAGCCAAGGCGTGGTCAGTGCGACAAGCGTAACAAGCTTAACGAATGCTGCCAATGCGCTTGCGGGGTTACTCGAATGAGAGTGAGGGCACTGGATATAAATGGGGATTGGACATTCGGGAAAGGTCAAAACGACTACAAGACCGGCCTCGACGCTTTGATTCAAGAAATCCAAACGAAGGTTTTATGTTTTCTAGGGGACTGCTTTTTCGATCTGGCAACAGGTCTCGATTGGTTTTCACTCCTCGGAGGAAAAGATCAGGTCGCTTTGAATCTCGCTGTGAGTGCTCGGATTTTAAACGTTGAAGGTGTGACCGGAGTTAAAAACGTCAGCGTGAATTTGGAAAGTACTAGTAGAAACATCACCGTAACCTATCAGGTGCAATCCGTGTTCGGTCCGGTGAATGAAACCTTTCAGTATGATTTGAATGGAACGGTGTAAGTCTTATGCCAAACATACTTGATGGAAATGGACTGCAGACAACGACTCAACAAGAGCTTGTGGACATATTCACGGCTGCATTTCAGGCCATCTATGGGGCCGACATCAACCTAGACTCCGATTCTCCTGACGGTCAAATGATGATGAATTTCATTCAGCAGATTTTGGACGTGGAAGATCTGCTCACGCAAATTTACAACTCCATGGATCCGGACAATGCCATTGGAGTTGTCCTCGATCAGCGCGTGGCCATTAACGGCATTCAGCGCATCGCGGGCACGCATACGGTTACGAATGTCACTATTACAGTTAGTCAGTCGGTGAATTTGTATGGCCTCGACCAAGAAGACCAAGACGTTTTCACAGTCGCCGATAACGCCGGCAACGAGTTTCAGCTTTTGGTGACACAATTGGGACTATCGGTTGGCGCTCACGTGCTTGCATTCCAGGCGAAAGATCCCGGAGCAGTGCAAACCGTTCCAAATACAATCACGGTCCCGGTCACGGTAGTTCTCGGCGTGACCAGCATCAACAATCCGACGGCTGCCACCTCTACCGGGATCAATGAAGAATCGGATGCGGCTTTGAAAATTCGCCGCCAAAAATCGGTGTCGCTCGCATCGAAAGGCTATTTGCCAGGACTTTTAGCAGCCCTTTTGAATCTCAATGGGGTCACCTCCGCGTCGGTGATTGAAAATACCTCGAGTGATGTAAGTTCGGATGGAGTGCCCGGACATTCGATTTGGGTCATTGTTGGCGGCACGGCTGCGGCTGCTGACATTGCAAATGCCATTTATACAAAGCGAAACGCTGGCTGCGGCCTCTTTGGAAGCACGCAGCTTGTATTGACTCAAATCGATGGAACTCCGTTCGTTGTGAAATGGGATACGACCAGTGCCCAAGCACTCTTTATCAAGTTTACCGCGACACCTCTTGACGGAGTAACCCCTGTCAATATCGCCAACATTTTAAGTCAGCTTCCTACAAAATTTGTTCCTGGCGTAAATCAGGAAGTAAATGTGAATGCACTTGCAACGATTGTTCAGCAAATTGACCCAAATTGTTTGGTTACCAATGCTGGATTTAGCACGTCGCTGGGTGGGGCATATACTCCGACTCTCACGCATCATCTAAAACAAATTTCTTCCAAGTGTCGGCGGCAAACACGGTCATTACTCCGATGGTGATGTCACCGGCATCGGCGACAGTTCCTCGCACAACCACTCAACAATTTGTGGCTTACGGCGGTCACGGCAACATCATCTGGACAATGTTATCCAATCCCTCTGGTGGCAGCGTGAACGCAAGCGGCCTTTACACCGCTGGATCCACTCCAAACGTCACTGATGTCGTGAAGGCGACGGACGACCAAGGAAACTTCGTAACCGCAAATGTGGTGGTCACATGAGCGAATCTCTTGAAGGCATAATCGTGCCAAAGACAATTGGAATTGGAGATGCGGTTCAGTTTACCTCTGTTCCTGAAAATTATTTTTTAGCGCACCAGAAAAAACTCGTAGATCTAGAGGAGCACTGGGTTTTTGATCACAACCCTTATGTCGTTCGCGGTGTTGCGCCTTTAAAAGTGTATCGACTTTGGAATCAAAACCCACCTTACAAGCCGCTGAATCGGCCATGCTATACGTCGCTTGCTGAAAAACACGCTGGCATCCTAAATGTCGAAGTCAGGCTTCGCCATCCGCGCCTTTATAAATTCGAGGATTTTCCTTTTTGTGAACGAAAAATGATCTTGTTTCAAGTGATCGGAAAGAGTCATGGCCGATTGCCAGATAATATCATTGAGCATGTTCTTCAAAAATATCGTGATTGCTCGCTTATCCAAATTGGCCTCAACAATGAAAATTTAGGAATTCCCTGGATTGAAACTAAGACTCTTTGGGATTTGGTCGAGTTGATTTCTCAATGTCGGATGATCATTGGTCCTGACTCGGGTCCGACATGGATTGCTTCATGCTATCCAGATGTCATCGTTAAAAAAGTGAGACTAAAGCCGTCGCTAGAGTTCCTAAAGGAATGGGTGCCACTCGCTGCCGATAACCTCCACGCGCAATGGGACGATCTTCAGCTCTTTAGTTGCTACAACTCGACCGAGGAGGACGTGGGGTTTACCTCTTCGTTTAGGAAAATATGACACAAAATGAAATCATTGATTACTATGCAAATCTTTTGATTCTCCAGTATCGGGGCGGGTCCAAGGCATTCAGCACGCTTCAATTGTTGGCGTCGCGGTCGATTATTCCGAGCGAACCGGAACAAACAATTGCACTCTCGGCAATTCCAAATTCAGGGCATTTGATCTTGAGTTACAACGGGAATTCAGCTGCGAATATAAATTTCAATGCCATTCAATCAGACATTCAAACCATCTTGAGAGCAATTCCTGGTCTTGAGCAGGTGATCGTTATTGGCGGAATGCAAGATGGATCGTTCAGAGTGGAAATGGTCGGAGTACTCAGGCCAGTGCAATTGTTGGTTGTGGTTGAAGACACGTTAGAAATTGATGAGCTGTTGACTGAAGATGGAAGCATTTTAACAACTGAGGATGGCCACCACATAGAGTTGGAGTAAAAAATGAATTATATTTTAGTTCTTCTTTTTTCGTTCTCCGTTTTCGCACAAGATAAAAAAATCTCACAGCTCACGCTTGGAACTGGTTCGGCTGTGGGAGTGAATGATTCATTCCCTTACGTTGATTCGACTGCTGGTGCAACAAAGCGACTTAAAATTTCCGACCTCAAGACGGTTCCGGCGTTAGCTACATTTTTTGCGCCGCTAGCAAGCCCTACCTTCACCGGAACCGTGACAGGAACTTTTTCAGGCAGCGTGACTGGCACGGCTTCTGGAAACACGACTTACACGGCAAACAATCATGGCATGGTCGTCTCGAGTTCCACAAATACCATGACGGTTGTTGCACCGGATGCCTCTACCACAAAGGTTTGGACCTCAGGCGGACTTTTTGCTGATCCGAGCTGGCAGCCGGCCTCGTCGCAGATTCAATCCGCCTCGTATTATATGTCCGCAGGTGGCAGTTACGCCGACCAAACGACCATCGTTTTCAACACTTTAGTGTGGGACGATTTTGGCGGAAGTGAATTCAATACTTCAACCGGAACATTCACAGCTCCAGCAACGGGTAAGTATCGATTTACCATGACGATGCAATTTTCGAACATCTCCTTCACCTCTACGGGCGCATCATGGGGATGGGCTTCTGTGAACGGCGTTCAATTTCAACGATTCGGCACAGGAACGGGTGTGGTTACCGGCAACCAATACATTCTCACAATTTCCGGATCGGTGATTTTAAGTTTGAACTTAAACGACACGGCCACCTTCGCGGTTCAAATCACTCAGACTCCTATGACGTCACTCGGTGGACAAAAATTCACATGGCTTCAATTTGAGAGGATTAAATAAAATGCCGACTCCAGTTACGGTCACAATCACAGATACGACGAGCGATGAAACGCTTCCACTTCAAGTTGAAAACGGTTTCGACCCCTCGGATTGCATAGGCAAACAGCTGGATGTCATTGGAAAATACGTCGGTGTTTCAAGAAGTGCATTCGGTATCACAAAGTTTATCACTTTGAATGACGATGATTTCAGGTCTCTCATTCAGATTGCAATTCTAAAAAACAGTTTGGACAGCTCGCTCTCTGTCATTCAGGACATTCTAAATACCTATTTTAATGGGGTCATTCGAATTTATGACCATTCGGACATGCGGATTAGCTACCTGATTGACTCGAATGGGGCCGGGCAAGATTTGGTTCAAATGTTTGTCGGCCAAGGGCTATTGCCAAAGCCGATGGGTGTGGGGCAAGTGGTCGTCTATTTTTCAGGCGTGAACAATTTTTTTGGATTTAGCACCTATGATTATCCGCCCGTCAATAATCATGGATTCAACGACTATGATCACGCGGACTCGGGGCCATGGTTATCTTATGACAATAGTTTTTAAAGGAGTTTTGAATGGCTAAAATTCCACGCGCAACACAGAAATTGTTTGGCTCAACGGCTTCAAACAATCAGATTGCGAAATTTGGATCAAAATCTGCCGGTGTCCCCGCCAGGTATGCGGGAGCTGCCGCCACAGCTGCGAATATTCAGGCGCTCAATAATTTTTTAAACGGTTGGTTCGACGCTGTGATTGGCGCGAACTCTCCCGAAATCGAGGACATGAACGCACTCTTCTGGCTTGCCTTTCAGCAACTCGGCTACATTCTTCAGACTGGAGTTCCTGAGTGGGATTCGGGCACGACCTATTTTATTGGTTCCGTTGTTCAAGATGGAAACGGAACTCAGTACGTTTCGCTTAACGACAACAATTTAAACCATGCGGTCACTGACACGACAAACTGGGCGATGGCGTCCTCGAAGAGCCAAATCAAAACAATCACGCCAATTCCTGGATTTGTTTTCAGCACGAACGTTGCCGTCACCGACAACGGGGCCGTTTTTTTAAGCAAGATGCAAGGGTCGATGACGTACAACCTTCCGGCTCCCACTCCAGGATTCAACATTACAATTGTTGCCATTGGTCCCGGAAACTTTGCGTGGGCACCTCTTAGCAATCAACCGATCACGCTTCATAGAAACGGTTCGGAGAAAATTCAGGGTTTGGCACAAGATCTGGTTTTAAGGTCAGACTATGGCCGATGGAAAATTATTTCTGACGGAACCGATTGGTTCATTGAGGGGTAATCATGGCACGTACATCACGCGAATTATTTTTTTTCGATAACACTTGGACTCCACAGGCTGGAACGTCAAGAGCTTGGATTTCGACTTTGCCTATGTTTTATCCAAAAATCGCATTGGGTGGGCCAACCGGATCGAGTGACGTGTTTTTGACCGATGCGGCTGGAGGCCTGTTTTATAGCGGTGCGAATTTATCGGGATCGGGTGGCATTAACTCGATCACAGCTGCATCTTCCCCGACGGCCGTTGTTGGCGGACTCACTTGGCTTTCAGTGATGAGATATTCTTGCTCTTACGGACTTGATTCTCAATACAGGATGTACGCTTGGGGATCCAACTCGGTCGGCCAACAAGGCACGGGAAACACTACCATTACGTCGTCTCCGACAATTGTTGCGGGCGGGCTGAAATGGCGAAACATGTGTTACGTCGAGCATGGGTCTCTCGGTGTTGCAGAAATGACCGGGGGTTCGTCGTTTGGTGGGATTGATGCTCTCGGAACTGCGTACACCTGGGGAGCTAACAACTTTGGACAACTTGGCACCAACGTCGCAGGCGGCGCTACATCTTCTCCGGTCGCAGTTGTCGGCGGCAAAACCTGGATCTGGATGGCAAAAGGAGCTGTCGCATCCATCACTGGCGGCATTATGTCGCTCGTTGATAATGCCGGCGCCGGATATATGTGTGGACTCCTCAATGCCGGATCGGGCGGAAATGGAGTTTCATCGCAAGTAGTTTCTTCTCCCGTGGCGGTGATCGGCGGCTTAAAGTTCCAGTTGATTGTTCCAGTAGCCGGAGCCTCTGGCGGTGGTCAGGGCTGTACGGTTCTTGGTTTTACGACCACCAATCAGATGATCATGTGGGGTGCAAATAACAACGGATGTTGCGGAACGGGATTTTCACCAGGCATTTTTCCAAACTTCTCAACTCCACAAATTGTCGGCGGTGGTGCAAACCTCCAATGGCTTGCCACACCTGGCACATGGGCCACCACAGATGGCGGACTCAATACAGGAAACACGGTCTTTGCAATCGCATCTGACTTTACGCTTTATGCATGGGGAAAAAATGCGAACGGCATTCTTGGAACGAACGACAATAACGATTACTCCTCACCTGTCGCTGTTGTTGGTGGGCTTAAATGGCAACAAGTTTTTGCCGCTGGTAATACTGTTTACGGTATCACGACTGGTGGCGATATGTACGGCTGGGGTGGAAACACCAACGGTCAAATCGGTGACGGCACGACCACAAATAGAAGTTCGCCTGTTCTCGTAACTGGAGGACTTAAGTGGGCTTACGGAATGGCTTCGATGACCACATTCACAAATAACCAATTTGTCGTTGCCGTTGATTTGGCCGGTCGCTCCTGGGGTTGGGGAATCAATGCAAATGGTCAGCTTGGATCAAACAGCGTGACCACAGTTTCAAGTCCGGTAGCATTAGTGGGTGCGAAACAATGGAACGTGATGCAGTTTTCGAACTATTCACTTGGACAAGGAATCGATGTCAATGTGAATGCCACATACCCAATTTTGATCAGCAAACAAAACGCGACGTTCCCGAGCTTACCACCGCTCGGACCCGCTTCAGCCATGGTGGTAGAATACGAGCAATAAATGGATTTTAAAGATGCTCACGCTTTTTCAAATTATTTTCAGAATCAAAATGCCGCTGTGATTTCGGCCAAGGAATTCGAAAAACGTGGGATGAAAGCCAATCGAGACATGATGATTCCGATTCGCGGGATTGAGCATCCGTCTTTCAAAACCTATCTTGCCATTCAAGATAAACTGACTGAACGAATATTGTTTAGTACGTGGGGCGGGATTGGCGATCAAATTTGTATTGAACCGACACTCAGGTGGGCCACCACGAATGGTCTTCTCGATCCAGCTCGCCCGGGATGGCGGCCTCACATGACCCTCGCCTCTGATTATCCAGAACTTTACTCTCATCTTGAATTTGATGACGTTTATGATACGAAAATGGAGCAACCGATTGTAGAGGACTATCTCGAGTTCAGGCCAGCGGTAGATCAGGATGCGCTAACCGACCTGTTTATCAATCACATGACTACGGTTTGCACAGACTATCCGGCACTTGTGGCGTTTCGAAAGCAACTCTATGTCAGTGAAAGAAATGTTATTTTAAAACCCAAAGCGCCTGACAAAAAGGAAATTCTTGAAATTGCTGAGGATGTTAAGCGCGGAGCCAAGTATGTCGCTTTTCATTGCGGAAAACACTGGGAATCAAAAACGTTTGGTGTGGAGTATTGGAATGCAGAACTCGAAGACCATAAACGCCGAGGATTTACGCCAATTTTAATTGGAGCGGCCCAAACCAAACATGGTGGCGGATACGTTGATGTAGACCGAAGAGGCTGTGTGGATTTTCTCGATAAGACCACAATCATGGAAAGTGTTTGGCTTCTTCAAAATTTGCCGCTGCTTGTTTGTAGTGATTCAGCGCCTCTTCATATGGCGGTGAGCGGAAATGCGTTCATCGCCTTTATCGCTACAGCCAAGCACACCGATTTTATTACCCACTGGAGAAAAAATCTGCAAAGCGTGAATGAATGGTCGTGGCGCATGAAAAACTTCTCGAAGGGTGGAAAGTGGCTGGAATACTCCAACCTTCCAACTTCTAACGAGCCAATCAGCGTAGAGAAATGCGATCCCGAAACTTTAAAGAAATGGCTTCCGGAACTCGGTGAGATTGGTCAGTGGTGTGAGGAGAAATTTAATGAATATCGACAAAGCATTTAATGAAGACAAAAGATTTTTAGGTCTTCACCGCCGAAGGGAAAATTTTAGGAAAATGTGTCAGCACGCAATTGACTTTGCTGACACACATGGAGAATGCCAAATCGTAGAGACCGGAAGTGCTTGGCACACCGGCAATTGGATGGGGCAAGGGCAGTCCACCATTGTTTGGGATTGGGTGGCTGAAATTGAGCCGAGGGTGAAAGTGCTGTCAATTGATATCCGGCCTGAGAGTACGAAAAATGCCAAGGCTCAAACGAAAAACGTTGAATATATGACGGCTGATTCGGTTCAAACCTTGAATGAACTTCCTGAAGAAAAATTAAAGAAATGCGGTCTTCTTTATTTGGATTCTTACGATTGGTCGCCGGAGTTGAACATAGAGAGTGCGTTTCATCACGCGGCGGAATTAGCCGCGTGCTGGAGATGTTTGCCAAATGGATGCCTTATTGTCGTTGATGACCGTAGTGGCCCATCGAAAGGCAAACATTGGATGGTTGAGGCTTTCATGTCGCACTATCTAAAGCTCGATGCCGTTTTTAAAAATCATCAGATTGGATGGATAAAAACAAAACCTGGGCTTGTCGCATAAGCGTCCAAGCCCCATAATTGAACTATCCCCGTAGCCGTCTCTAGAGAGCTGATCCTTTTGGATTTCGAAATCCTAAAAGCAATCACCGAGACGGTGGCCGAAATCCACAACTCGTCCGTGGGCGGCCGATATGAAACCTTCATTTTCATTCTGATTGTTGTCTATAGGTTCACGAAACCAATCTCCAAAGCCGTTCAAAAATTAGCGGACGCTCACGCCGTCAATGCGACCAACATCACAGACCATTCGAAGCTCATCAGCAATCATTCAGAAAAAATTGAAAATCACGAAAGACGAATCGGAGTTCTTGAAACGGACGTCCGCGAACTTAAACCAAACAAAAAAGGAGTATGACCATGGATAAGGATCTTCTTAAAGGCGAACTCGCAAAAGGACTGACTTACGACATCAAGCTTACTGACGGAGGCAAGGCCCGCCTCGAGCTTGATTATTCGCCGGGCGGAGCATTTGACGGCGGCATTTTCATCAATTTATCCGCTGAAGAAATCGCGGACCTTGCGATCGATAAGCTTGAGCAAATGATTCCAGGCGATCAAACCGGCATCGCGCAAAAACTGAAAGATATTTTGCACGCCTATTTGAATCCGGCTCCAGCGCCCGCGCCTGCAGCCGCTCAGCCTTAATGGGAACAGAAGTTGATGTAACGGACCTGGTTGAAAAAGCCAGGTCCACTTGGGTGACATGGGTCACCGGCTATTTGTTCG